TGAAGCTCTCATCATCCGCCGCGTCTACCAATTCATCAATCAAGTTTTTAACTTGGGTCAGGTATTGGATAGAAGACGCCCCGTCTGTTCCTTCTAGGGCATTTATTCTATCGCTCATCTTAGGGCGGAGCGTGGTGTACAGTTCCTTTAGATCGAGGTCTGGATTAGAATTCTGAATCCTCTCAACTACTTCCTCAAAAGTTTCAAAAACAGCATCTGCACCGTCTTCAGCTTCTTGAAGCTTTCGCGGTTTAAATTGACCTAAGAACATTGCGATAGGGTCTTCTTTAGTTGCCGTAGAAGCAATAAAATCTAGGCTACCATCCTTAGCAAATATTTTTTGTAGCTCCGGAATAAAAGTTTCGTAGTCGATCTCAATGTCTTTTGTTATGGCGCTGTACGCATCATCCACTGCTTGTCTAGATGCAAGGAAGGATTGTAGTAACTGCTCCCCAGCCGCATCGTTCAGTGCCGCAACTTCATTCTTAGTCGAGCCCAGCGCCTCGGCGTTGTCCATAAGGATGTTTTTTGCCGTGTCTAGCTGGGACTGACTTAACCCAGCTTCAGCGCCACTTAGCAACTCTTCTGTTTGCTGTACGGCTCCTCGGGATGTATTTAAGGCGTCTACGCCTTCGTCAACCATCCCTCCTAAGAAGTCTACAGCGGCTTCTGGCCCGCCCTCAATCGCACCCTCGGATGCGGCGTCCATAGTGTCACTAATCTGCCTATTAATATTGGCAGTTGCACTTGTAACAACACCTTCTGGATCGGCGGCAGTACCGACTACTTTTTTCAACTGGTTAATGTTGGAGATTAGGTCATTTGCACTTGAAGTAACAAACTCCTCAAAGCCTTCTGTGCCAAGCTCTGCTATTTTCCATGCGTATGCGCGTCTGAAGTAATCTTCAGCGCCCAGCATTATAGAACCAGCACTATCCAAGTTTATTTCAGATCCACCGGCCAATGCACTCTTGAAAGTTGCATTTTCATCTAGAACGTCAGCCATTACTTTGGCTTTGATCACAAGGCTTTCTACAGGCTCATCTGCACCACCTACCATTACTGGATCAATCTTCTGCATGAACAGAAGGGCGGTAGTTCTCTGTAGCTGTTCTCCTTTTGGAGTTCCTTTTGGTAGTATAAAACCACTACCTTTTCTCCAAAGCCAGCCAGCGGATTTTCCTAAGACTATTAGGCCCGCATTAATTCCTGTGCTGTCTATGGCATGACCCAGAAAATCTTTAACGCCGCCCTCTTCCATACCAAGCTGATCTAGTGCCCAATCTCCTACTAAGGGCTCGGCATTTTGCCCATCAAGAACTAGGGCTTCACCTGTAATGACGCCTGATCCGATAAGGACAGATTTAAGGTATTTATCAAAGGCCAGCTTGTAGTCTACTGCTCCGCCCTTCTTCATCTTTGAGTATACGTTGCCCATTTGCTCGGCAAGCTTAGGTGTCATCTTAGCCAAGCCTGGGAGTGCTAGTAAGCCTTTGGCTAATGCCCCTCCTGTAACCGCACCGCCGATAACCTCACCGATATCCATGCCGATTTTCTCTAGCTCGGTAGCGGCTGGCATAACAGGGATCATGCCGTAAGTTTCGTTAGAGCTTGGATCTCCCCCAAAATACTTATCGTAAAAGTACTCAGGTACAGACAAGGTGCTACGCAACATCTGCATACCAGCGCCCTTGAGTACTCGTTCAATGCTACCGTCCAAAGGATCAGGTACTAGGTAGCTAACTTCTTGCTTACCCTCGCCTCTGAATTCAGAAGTGACAGGCTCTGTTCCCTTTTGTACCCGTATGCCCGCGTCATATTTAGGGGCGTTGGGGTTACTTTCTATGCCCGCATCATCATATAAGGCATCCGCGTTTGGAATACGCCCTGTGATGGGCTCACCAACACTTTCCTGTATTGCGAGGTTCTGCTCCTGTACGGCGTTTGCTAGAAACTCTTGACGCTCATCAGAAGTCTGTAGGCCGGTGTAGGCGTCTGTCTGGACAGCCTCCACGATCACAGGGTTCATTTTCTCCTGCTCCGTGATAGGTGTTTCCATTCTATCTACCGTACCGCCCAGCCCGAGAAACCCGAGCATACCCGTTCTATACTCAGGCTCTTCAACATACCCGCCTGAGAGAGCGCCTTGCTGTCCGTGAAATGGGCCTTTCTTTTCTGTTTCCGTATCCTCTTGTTCCGAAAGAGCTTGGTCGAGGACAGCGTTATCGGCCTTTTCTAAAGTAAATTCTAATGTTTCAGCCATCAGTGTGTCCTATTCAAAAAACTTGATGGAGATTTTAGGTTCTCCATTTGCGGTAGTAGTTCTCTCCACCCAGAATTTCTTGCCCTCTGCCTTCAGTTTTCTAATCGCTTCAGCCGCCGCCACGCCTTGATCACCGCTAAGTTGATCTAATACTGCGTCCGGCAGAGAGTCACTTTGAGGGCCGAGGTAGCGGCCTTGAATGACCCCTGTTTCAGACTGTGCCCACAGGTAATTGTCTAGGGCCCGTTGCGTTGTACGCCCCGCTTCCACGCTTTCTGCGCTAAACCGAGTAGCGTTGGGCATTAATATTCTGTCGAATACATCAGTGCTTTTTCTGGCGTTGATGATTGAAGGGCTCTGCCCTGCTATCGATACTTGCTCGTTAAAGCTAACCCAGTGGTTGTTCACCATGCTCTTCAGTGTCGTAGTAAAGACAGTGTAATTATTCCCTGAGTTAACAGAGTTTTTAAGCACCCGATAATCTTGGTTACTAAAGCCGTTACCCGCTTGCCCTTCAGCCCTACCAACAGAGAAGATAAAGCGAACCATGTCTGCTTGAAATTGCTTGTAGACATTTGCTTGGGCTGTAGTTGCGTTTGATAGCCCGTCAAGACCCTCAATTTTAGCTAAAACCTCTGATTGGCTTAGGTTTCTGTAGTCCTCACTTCCCAGCAAATCAACAAACGAGTCTAGCTCGGTTTTGAAAGAGCTAAAAAGACTATTTATTGATCCGGCCGTAGTAAGAGTGTTTTCATACATCGCAACCTTATCAGACAGGTTTTTAGCGTTAGTAGCCATTTGAGAAATGCTAACAAACTGTGCCTGTAATTCAGACGTTTCATCATTCGCCGCTGTTATGCGCTTATCTACATCGTCTGATTGGGCTAGTGTCATTGCACTGACGTTTGTATACGGAGCAGTTTCACCGTCAGTTGGCTTGTTCCAAGGCTCGTTGGTCATAGGATCGATGAACCCACCGGCCCCATCACTAATCAAGTTTCTTGTTTTTTCTACGCCGTCTGAATTAGTAAATGTAACCACCATTTCCATAGGATCGTCTGCTACTTTTGTGGCGGCAGAAGCGGCTAAGTAGGCTTTTTTTGTAATTTTGAACGATGCTAAAAATGCAGAATCTTCATCAGTTAGCTCGTCTGGAGTCTTATTTAGAATACCTTCTTCTTTAATAGAGTCGGCGGCGAAGTTAGCTGGGGTGTATGTCAGCGATAGCCCATCCGAATCTGTGGAAGTCATTTCTTTCCAAGTAGATTCTGCTTCTATGAGAATTTCTCTCTGATCTATCAGAGCCTTTTGGTAGGCATCTGTTTCTGCGGGGGTACGCACCGGAAGACCTTCGTACCGCTCAATGACCTTCTCTGTAGCCTCCCAAGTTGGGTCGTTATAGATAGTTTGCATGTAAGAAGTTTTGGCCGCTAGGGCCTGTGCGTCTGCGTCACCCAAAGTATTAAAATGCAGAATTCTCTCTTGCATTATCTTTAGGTTGGAGTAGTACGCATCATCTAAACTTGCATCATCAGTCGGGTCATAGTTAGCTACAATATTACTAGCATTCCTATACTTATCATCGCCCCTCTGGAAGGTATCCCAGAGCATGGCGTTAGCACTATCAAGAGTGTTGTCTATGCTAGTGTCTAGCTTCCACTTCTTCTCAATTATTGCATTTGCTTGTGCTAGTAGCTGACCACTTTCGGCACTGTTAAAGACTTCAAACAAAGTCTTACCACCCAACTCGGGGTATTTAGTTCCGTTGTCTGTCCTCATGTTTTCGACATAGTTGCCTTTTGTCGAGCCGTCTGAGGATACTAGCCGCAGAGGCAGAGTTTCCCCTGTCCCACGCCTAATCGGAGTGTATGCGTCTGAGCCTACTGAGGAAGCTTGGATGCGGTTGAACGTATCTATATTAGACAATCCAGTTTGGATAAGAATTTCAGCATCAATCTTCTCTCGGTGCTTCTTCTTAAACCAACCAACCAGACCAGTTTCGTCACTCGGGGGTATTACAGAAACGGGCTCACTAAGATCTACCGGAGTTGCCGCCGAAGTTGTCTGGGCATTGCCGCCAAACTTTTCGAGGTAGTCGCTAAGGTAAGTCCGAGCATATGTGCCATCAGGGTTCTGTACTTCGTCTGATGGGTTACTAGCACCGCCGGAAGTTAGGAAGTCTGTAGCCCCCTTCTTACCGCCCAGATGGGCCATAGCAAGAATGCCATCGGCCGTCACAGTAACGCCATTAATCTCCGTTCCTACATATTGTTGTAGGCCAGAGTCATTTGCCCACTTAGTCAGATCACCAATGTGCCAATCTCGTAGCGCCTTACGTTGCTCGGCGTTAAGATTAGGTATGTCATCTAGAGTTAGGTTTGTTCCGTTAGCCGTGTTGTAATCCTGTAGGCGTAGCTTACCAAACTGCAACTCCCCCACAACTACTCGGCCCTCAGTATCCACCGTGCGGGCAGAGGTATCTCCACTACTCTCTGCGCCAATTAAGTTTGACTCAAAGTCGGCAGACGGAGCTATTGTATTTAGGGCCTGATTGGTTTGTACATCTACTGGTAGTGGCTCCCCTTCTTCAACGCCAGATGCCGCCTCGGTTAGAGCCGCGTTAGTCTGATCTGCTAGGTCGGTAGCCGGAGTCGCTACCCCATCAATAGGCGCAGTTAAGTTATCTTTCTTTGCCTCAAGTGCGGCCCAAGAAGATTGGTTGTTCTGGATCATCTGCTCTATTGAGGAAACAGTTTGCCCTAGCCGTGCCGCATCATAAATATTGTTGTAGGCCGCACTATCTGCGGAAATATCATATTTATCCATCAGCCTAGTAGCCAGATCATCGGCTTCTAAGTCTTTTTGCTGTTCAGCTTTGTACCCAGTGTACTTTGCTTTAAACCCAGCAAGTTGCTCTTTTACTCTAGAAGTTTTTATTGCTTCCCCGATTTGTAGACCTTTAATAAAGCCATCGGAGAGTCCATCCATTCGATATCTACTCACCGCTGTTCTCCTTTATGGCTTGCCCAAGCTTAACTCCTGTGACTAGGCCATCTCCCGCCCCATTCATGTCGAATGCGGGGTCAGGTTGTCCGAATACTGAGGGTGTCATTGGGCTCGGGGCCATCAGACCTCCGGTGTTAAATGCAGGGACATCCTCTGGGTCGGCTCCGCCGAGCATCTCTTCTTGCTCTTTGCGTAAAGCTTCTACTTCCTCGGGATCTATTGCTTCGTTGGGTGTGCCTCTTTCAAGGCGCTTATCTACGACTTCTGCCGACACATACTGAGGGGCTTCATCGATCCCTAGTTCATATTTAATGTCGTAGCTTTTTGCCATTATCTCAAATAAACGAGCTACTGGCCCAGCTATAAGAAGCGCAAAGTCAGGTGACCACTTACCTTCACTAATTCCTTTGGTCACAACCATGTCTACACAGGCGGCTATAGTCACTTCAGATTTAAGAAGGTTCATGTACATAAACCCTTCCTGAGTGTCCGTTAACTGCTCTGTGATGTAGTCTACGGCTTCATCAGTGTCGGTAATATCTGGCGGTCTACGCCACGGATAATTACGCTCATCTGAAGTTTTATTCTCCCCAGGGATAGGGCCATCTGGATTACGGGGGTCGAGTAGTTGTCTAGGCATCAGTCTCTTCCTCTCCATCTTCACCCATAGCTTCTTCTAAGGTGGTTTCGTCTTTCAAAACTTCCTCTTCCAGTTCATCGAAAAACTCAGGGGTGTATTGTACACTTTCCTGTATCTCTCCGATATTTTCTGCCAACTTTCCTTTATAAAAGGATGCTATGGATTTTCTTAAACCTTCTTCAAATGTCATCGTGGGAACACCTCATCGTAATTCACCCTAAGATATCCGTCCTCGCCTTTTTGAACGGACTCGGGTTTAATTTTCATAACTTCTTGTGCAATTACGCCTAGAGTAGGTTGATTTTGTATCCCCATTTCATGAGCTTTTTCGTTCCAATCCCATTGATAAATGCCCACCCCGTTAGTGAGGTCTTTGACATGCACCACATTCTCTTTGAGGCGGATATCTGATAGGGCGGCAAATACGCCGATACCTGTTCCAACTGCGTTCAGAACTCCGTTTATTTTGGAGGCTTTGTACTCTTTGCCGATCTGGTACTTTTGAATGTCGTATCCGAGCTTGGCCTCGAAAATACGCAGTAAACGATCTCGGGCGTTCTCACCCTCTCGCCAAGCGTAGTCTAAGAGGGAGTCGGTACGATCCCACATCTGGTTAAGCTGTTCAGAAGTGAGCCCTACCATATTCTTTACGTCTAGTGCCGCCGCTTCAAACTTCTGCTCGGACTCTAGAACCGTAATATCCTGCCGCCACTTTGCGTTACCGGCATCAACTTTATATTGCATGGTTTGGTAGAACTGCTCTCTATTGTTCTCAAGAGAAGCATTGAACTCTCGCATGTCATTTATTTCGCCCGCATTAAACTGCTTCATGGCGTTAGACTGCGTTGCGTTGAAGCGAGAGATCTGTGACCCAAGCTCATCGTAAAACATATCCATTTCATTTTGGCTTGAAGCCACAAATTGACGTTTTACGTTTTCTTGCTTGGCATCTTCCATAATAGATTGCTGACGCAACTGCATTTTTAGGACATGCGTCTGTTGCTCATTTTCTAAGTTTTGAAGATCCATCATCATAAAAGATTTGGCATTGGTGACAGCTTGCGTCATACGAGCATCCAGATCTGCCACATTCATCTTAGATAGAATGTTTGCCGTGTTTAGTGCCTGAGTATTTCGTGCATCTAGGTTCTTAATAGTCAGGGTCTGGAAAAACTTACTGTCTGCGTTTGCGATAGGTAGGATAGATTCCATTGTGGCGGCGGAGACTGCGCCCATTGCGGCCGTCCCTGTCACACCACTAAGGGCCATCATCTTCATCACGCCCTTAACGGCTCCGGCGGCAAACGCAGGGATTCTGGGCTCCCCTGTCACCGGATCAACAAATTGCTTTTGCAGTATTTCAAGCTGTCCTGCTACTGTAGCTTTGGCGTCAATGTAATTACCTTCGCCAAGCTCCTGCGCCAGCATCTTTCCAGAAAGAGTTGTGGTATCTACAACCGTGGACATGTTCTGGGTGTAGACCGTGTTTAGAGATTGCCCTACTTGGTTAATTGTTCCATCTGCGTTTACGCCAGTAGCTAACCCTTTCATGTCTAGGGTATCGATGTTCACTATGGCTTCATCGCTAACAGTACCCTGTGCCGCATTTGCATCAGCAAGCGCACTGTTTACTGAGGCTTGGGTATTCTGAACAGTGTAGCTATTAACATCGCCCTGCGTGACGTTGCTGGCGAGGCTAGTGTTATTTACGGTTGCAACATCCTGAGAAAGACCTCCAGCATCTATGCTGTAGTCTGAGCCGTCTAGTATAGTCCCAGGTGTGTTAGGGTCGATGCCCTCTACGTCATCGGAGAGAGTTCTGTCAGGGCCTAAGAATGTAGAGGGGTCGTTGATTATTGATGTAGAGACTTCTGCTACGTTAGTGCCGCCCACTACCTCAGAATTATTAGAAACTGATGAATCTGTCCCAGTTGGACTATTTGCAATGGCGGCATTTTCATTAACAACGCCTTCGCCGCCAGCTATATCCTCTAGAGAGAGGTCAGTGGTTTGTCCTGTATCACTGGCATTGCCCGTTACAGCACTTATGTCTCCTACGAGCCCATTTATATCAATTGGTATTGGCATTTATTTTATCTCGCTCTATGTGGCAGTTCCGGAGAGTGTCTCGTAATTTTATATAGTCGATGATGGCACGGTTGATGGCTTCAGAATCTGCCTCAGAAACAGACATTAGTTCGTCTGCTAACTGGGAATTAAATTCATCATCATAAACTATAATCTCAGGGCAATAGATCTCTAGTGTGCTAGAGCCCCTTGTCGCGCAAGCGGTCAATAAGCTCACTGCGGTTATTAATAGAAGTACTCTCATCAGCTTCCATGTTTTTGTAAAATTCTGCTCTGTCTTTCTCTGTCTCAACATCATCTTTCAGATGCTCGACTTCGTTAAGCTTTGCCCCATCCTTTCTTCCAAGGATGTAGAGAATGGGCAGTAGAGCCGCGAATGCCGCATAGAGGTAAATCTTCAGTTTCCCAGTTAAGATGGAAAACACTAGGCATCCCCTTTGTTATGTGAACTAACCCTCGCGTAAGTAACCAGACCAATCCCTAAAACACTTAAAGTAACGAACAGTATTTTTAAGGTGTCTGAGTAGGAAACGAGAGATTGGAGGTTTCCAGCCGCATCAGTTATTACAGTCCCTAAAGTACCGGCTCCGGCAGTTGCCGCTCCGGCGATAGTCTTAGACTTCTTTAAAGGCTTGAGGGCGGTTGGTGCTGGCTTCTGTGGCATAACTTCACCACCTTCATCCGCCAGTACTGCATCCATAGAGAACAACGCCGCCTCTGCCGCCCTACGTCTGGTAAGACCAGCTAAGGGCGTTAATACGCCATCTACTTTAGCTTTATTCCATCGTAGTAACTGTTCCGGTACGGCAGAGTAATCAGAAGCATTTAAAAGCTTTAGGGCCGTACTCTTAGAGAAATTTCCAGCACCTAAATTAAAAACAAACGACACCAAAGAGTCGAACTGGTTTTGAGATAAGGGCACTTGTACAAGACGTTGTACGTCTTTTTCAGACTGCCTTACATCATCAAGAAGAAACTGCTCGCATTCTTCTACAGTAACTTTCTGACCAGAGCGAACACCCTTGGTGTGACCCCAACCTAGCGTCCAACGTCCGGAGCTACAACGGTACGACCTAATCATACCGTCATCCATTTTTTTATCTAACCCCTCAAACTTCTTAATCAGGGTTACGCCATCTGGGCTGATATTTGTTGGGTGCATTGTTTGCCCTTTCTTAGCTCTGCACCGTTGCAGAATAAGGGTTCGCTGTACCGCCCGAGTAAGTCCGTGCTGTTCCTGTAGGCCCAGCCATCGCAACATTAGAGCCTGGGACGTAGCCAAGCTCATCCATACGGGCCATCAGTTGGTTGATGTTTAATGCAGTCTGGTTATTTAGACTGCCGTTTGCTGAGAACTGAGATAGGATCAAGCTTCCTTGGTCATCAATCGCTCGGGTAATGTAGTCACCATTTGAGAGAGCCGACTGTCGGATAAGAGCGCCAGTACTGTCAAAGGAGTCTACCATTGTTCCGTATGTGTTTCGGAATTCATCGTCAATGTTGGCGCTAGTGTCTGCCAGAGTAGTTCGGACAGTATCTAATCGATCAACAAACTCATTCCGCATTGCTTGGTCTTCCGCGCTATTTGCTTGGAATCCAGATGTAATCATCTGAGCTACGGACGCAAAGTCTTGGCCCTGACTAGAAACAGTGTTCCCAAATTCATCTTGACCGGAGGCCACATTAGCTAGGGTAGTGTTAGTCTGTTGTTGCTGTTGGCTTGCTTGAGCAAACGCGGCTTGATTATTTGCGTTGGTATTTGCTTGGCCCGCCATCAAGTCGTTTGTATTAACGGCTTGGGCTTGTGCAATCTGACTACGCTGTTGATTGGCGAGAGTTGTATTATCGTCATACTGCTCTCTATAGTTCGTAAAGTCAGAACCTATGTTACCCAGCCGAGTAATAGTATCGAGTGAATCTGCCTTTAGGTCATCATAGTAGTTTGTGTTCTGTAGGCCAGCCGCCTCTAGCGCGGCTAGGATGGCATTTTGTTGCTCTAAGTTAGCCGCTTGGTTAGTGTTGGCTAGGTCTTGAAGAAGGGCTGTATTTTCCAGATTATCTGACTTTGTCTCCTCGTAGAAGCCCAGCCGGTCTTCTATACCTTTAACGCCGTATAGTCGGACTTGCTCCATCTGGTCGATCTTGTCTTGGGCATTTTGAGCTATCAACTGCTCCCCAAACAGCGCCCTATCTTCATTCAAATTCTGAAATTGGGTGTTAATATTATTAGTAGAATTACTAAACCCAGTATTCATTGAATCTGTCAGAGTATTCGTCTGGTTGTTGATATTGCTGTTAATTTTCTCAGTATTAAGATTTGAGAGATTAGTCTGGGACGCAAACCCATCCGTTACCGCCGTATTCAAATTATTATAATTGCTTGCGGCAGTTTCATTAGCCGCGCTTGCCGCAGTTGCGGCCGCTTGCATCGCATTGTCTCGCTCAATTGACGCTTGCTCAAACGCCGCTTGGGCGGCGGCGGCATTAGCTTGCATCGCGTCATAATTCGCTTGAATAGAGTTGGAGATATCCGCTTGACCAGTACTCAGCCCCTCAAATTGCTCCTCATCAAGCCCATAGTCGTTAGTGACGTATGTATTTTTCTTTTTGCTAAAAAGTCCCATGTGTTTCTCCTAGTTATCTGAAATAATAAACAACGAAGCTGACTGCCCCAGTTCCTATTAACCACGCAATACGTTCCGCAATTTTGACGGAATGATTATTGCTGACCGCAACATCACGAAGGTTTTCGATGTCGGCTTCTTGTTCGTCTGCCCGATATTCCAGACGATCAATTCTTTGTTGGGAGGCTATAAGCCTCTCCTCAATCCGAGCCGCAATAATTGTAGACTCGTCTAATTTTTTCTCAATTCTGTCCAAGCGATTAGTATCCATTGTTTTATCCATTACCTTACGGCCTACCACCGGCCATCCGGACAAGTGGATTGTTTTAATGCTGTTTTCATGTGAGTTACGCACCCGCACAATGAACACACCTTTAATCCGAATTTTTCTGCTCTATGTTCACAGTCCATGCAGATTTCCCTTCGCTTATCTTTCCAGTGCTTAGTCTGAACATTGGGAAATCCGTAAGCTAAGAACAAAAGACCCCAACTGTCGTTGCCGAAAAATCCGTAATCTTTGTAAATTTTATTAACTACTTCTGGCAGGAGAGTTGTCTCATTGTCAGAGTAAGTTTTTAAAAGTTTAGAAACTTTGGGTCTTATGCGTAGCTTTCGGCAATCTCTCCAAAACCTACTGTCGCATCTCTGTGAAAATTTGTAATGCGCTGTTATAAAATCTAAAGTTTGTAAACTCTTTTTAATCGTCCTTTGATTAAATCTCTTCTTTCTTACTGCCAAATCAACGTGGTCGGCAGTTAGCAAGGGCTGTAGGTTGTGTAACGCAACATGAGTAAGCGCAATTGCGGTACTTTCTAAAGGCTCAATAAACATTGATGCTAGGCCAATAGATATTACGTTTCCCTTCCAAGGCTCCTTTCTATGCCCAGACTGAAAGTTTACCAATCGGGGCGTTAGTGTTTCTGTGTCGTAGCCATACTCTTCGTTGAGATGAGCTAAAAATTCTTTCTTTGCACCTTCCGAAGAAGTGTGCCGAGAAGAGAAAACGTAACCTGTTCCTACTCTGCTTTGCAGTGGTACGTTCCACACCCATCCATTCTTTAGGCCGTGGCAGTACGTTGTGTTCCTTTTCTGCGTAGCTTCATCTAAGTAGGGAAGTTGTACTGCCCACGCGCTATCGCAAAAAAGCTCTTTCTCGTATGACACCCAAGGTGATGGGTTTAAAATAGACGAAAATCCCGTAGCATCTAAGTAGTAATCTGCTTCGATTTCGGCGGCGTTATCCAGTACTACAGCCGATATATCTTCGTTATCCCACCTAATCTCTGTAACAGTGCCATGCGTTAATTTTACGTTATCCCTAGTTAGGGAAAGTTCTCTCAGAAGCTTTGCGTACTTGGTAGCATCTAAGTGAAATCCCATCCCAATATGCGGGAGGTTTTTAGTATCTTTGAAACCCTCTTGGCGTAGCTTTGCCATCCCAAGAGTCTCACCTACCCAGTTGTACTGGCCCGCCCCAGACGGGACGTTTACGAGCCCGTGATTAAATGCGTCTAGCGCACCTTCGTCCTGACCGTTGATAAAAAAAGGATGAACCCACTTAGTTTCTTTCTTAAAAAAGTTTGCAAACTCAATAGTGAATTTGCCGGTTCCATCAACCTTATCTACCCATGTCCTACTGTTAAATTCTTTAAAGCCGGTGCTGGTATGGAAATTCTCCAAATATGGTAGGGTACTTTCCCCAACCCCAATAGGCTCATTTACTTCTGGCTCTATAATCTCAACTTGAAATTTGCCAAACTTACTTAAATATGCGGCGGCTGACCAACCTGTTGTTCCTCCACCTACAATACAGATCTTCTTACTGTGGTAACTCACGGAATTTTGCCCTCGCAGATGCCCGCCCCTCAGTAATTTCCTCTGGTACTGGTACTCCCGTTTCTAATTGACGAATGACGTACCAATCTGTCGAATGCAGATAGTCCTTTGCGGCGTAATTATCTTTAAGCATCTTGGTTATTGCTTTATCTTCTTCTACCGTTTCTAGGTAAATTAGAATTTCTTCTGCTTGCTCTGGTGTAATACCCGTAGTTTCTCCGCCCCATGTAATTTCTTTAACTGAGGTGCTGAACTTCAGAATGTCATACTCAAAAGAAAAGACCGGCTTTAGAGAAGTCTGTAAGGCAGTCTCCATCCCAACCTTCACTACTGAGGTTATCTTGCCGTCATGTATCATTTGGTGGTGGTTCATTTTTTTACCCTTAATAAAAATACGTCCAGTAAGAAGTATCTACTGTCTGATCCTCGTAATAACCGGCCGCTGTCTGGCCCCAATAAGACCCAGAAACCCCGCACTGGATGGTGCAAACCCACGGACACTGCCCCACCTGAGTCCACCCACAGTTGTGGCTTTGTCCGGAAGGGCAAGCACATGATGGGGCGGCATTCCCGCAAGGCCCAGACCATCCAGACTGCCCGTCACTACAACTCACATACCAGTAAGCAGTACCCGAATTGGCACTTACTTGTGACCATGTGCCAATGTTCCCGTAAGTAGGCGGAATCCATACACTCTGTGTTTCAGACTGTTGGGTGTACACCTTTCTCCACATTTCTGTACTAGCGGATGATCCGGAAGAAATTGTAGAAACTGCGTTACCCATCCCATTTCCATGAACAGTGCAGTAATATTTCAAAACACTCGGAGCATTAGTAGGAACTGCAAATTCTACCTTCGCCCCTGCCTGTCCTGCCGTACCTGTGACGGTAACTCCCGTAGTATAACTAGCATCAGAAGCATCTCTGAAAGCTAACGGATGTCCGGCGTTTGTGCTGTCACTCTGATCAAACGTATAAGTAACACCTTTCTGAAGCGTCAGTACGGGAAACGGTGCGTCATTGAACGCAAACTTATTGCCGCTAGAATTGACAATTGTAACATCAAAAGAGTCAACACTCCCCGTAGGAGCTAAGTCAATTTTCTGTACATCAGACCCATTAAAAGTGATGTTTTGGACAACTGACCAATCAAATGTCGCTGTTGGCATTGTGTAAAACCTGTATCTCGTTTGCGTCCAAAGTTAATACAGATACACCTGTCTCTTTAATAACACGTTCATCGTCTGTTGTCGATGAGAAATGCAGAGAAAACATCTTGTTACAGTTACTTTCTACGCGCAATTCTAAGTCAGGTTTGTCTGTATTGTTTACCATACTAATCTCAAGATGTGATTGTCAGAGTTGTTCCGGAATAGCTAAACGTAGCCCCAGCGGGGCCTTGAATTCCCTGCGGGCCTTGAGCGCCGTCTTGTCCGTCAACGCCGTCCGTCCCAGCCCCAGCGGGGCCTTGAATTCCCTGCGGGCCTACGGGCCCAGTGGCTCCTGTAGGGCCAACTTGGGCTTGCGTATGGGCCGTTACATATGTGTTGATATCATTGATATCGTCTGTAGTAACGGCCCCATCAGCAACCAATTCAGCTAATACTTTTGCTTTTGGCATCTAGTCCTCCTAGCCTTGAGAAGCCACCCACTCTTCAAAAGCCATAATGTGCGTTTCTGCAACAAATGTAGCGACTTCATCAGAGGTTAGATTAGCCGGTAAATCTCTCAGATATTGTCTGTAATCTGTCCAAAGAGTTTTTGTTTCCTCAGACATATTATCCACACTATCAGAGAAAAATCGCCAATCAGACTTAGCAAGCTCAATATCGCGGTGCAGACGAACTGCATGAAGCGCAATATTGTGTTCCTGTTGATTTAAAGACATTTCTTTCTCCTAATATTAATTATGTATAACAATGACTTAACCACTTAAATTAGACAGAAAGCCAACATTGGTGCTTGGGAAAGACCGATTCGGGCCCCAAAGAACTCGGACACCACCGTTTCCACCCTGACAGTAATAAGCCGTACCGCCGAGCGAGGTTCCCCCACCGGCTCCACCGCCGCCAAACATTCCTCCTGATCCTGAGTAACGAGTACTTGAACCTTTGTTTGAAGCATATCCGTTAGTTGCGGCCGATACCTCTGCCGTAGTTCTAGGCATGCCGGTACTATCATTATCTGTCGCACCAAAGTTAGGATAGCTATGGCCGCCCGCACTATTAGAAGTGCCATCTTCGCCACCCGATCCGCCAACGCCACCATGATGATTAGTTGTGCCGTTGTTGTTGTTGTAGAAAGAGTTTGAGTTAAAGCCGCTTCTTATACTTGAATAAACACCAGAAGGCCCTTCTCCGAAGAGGCCCACGCCACCTCCCCCACCAAATGAATAGGTTGAAGATTGGTATCCACCTCCACCCGAGCCCGCACCACCTGTACCATCAATACTGTTGTTCAGTGTGTTGCTACCGTTTCCTGTGGATTGATACCCATAATAGCCATTTCCGCCACTTCCTGAGTAGCCTCCTGCGCCACCTCCACCGCCGTAGCCATTGGACGAACACATTCCGCCCCTACCTTCACTAATGTTTCCAGGGGTAATACTTCCTGCGAGAGGTTTAGCAATGTTAGAAAAAGCAGTACAACTATGTCTCCCGCCTTCAGCCGTAAATAGAAGTGTGCCGTTTTTAGAGATAGTAGAATCTTGTCCGTGACCAGTATTCCAACCACCTACACCGGAAGAAATTTCTATGGTATCTCCTGCTACTACAGCGATATCATTGGCCCACGCTAGTGCGCCACCCCCGCCCGCTGAGTTAGCCCAATTACCTGCTCCTGCGGCCCCTGCGCCAACGAGTACGGCACAGAAAGAAGTAACGCCATCCGGCACTGTCCAAGTAGTAGTCTTTGGCCCAGAGTGTTGACTTGAGTCCATTTGAGCTTCAAAACAAATGACTTCTCCACGCGGGAAACCAACAGTTGAGCCGAGAGTACCAAGCCATTGTCGTTTAGTGGCAGTCGCACCCACACAAACAAATATTTCGCCGTTTGTTGTGTTGATAAACATAGTTCCTAAAGAATCTGCATTTCCTGTACTTGTTGTTGGATCTCCGGCAGACGTAAGATTTGATACCGCCGCACCATTAACAAATTTTTGTAGGGTTGCGTTATATACCAGTGTCTGGCCCGCTGATGCCCCACTAATTTGGAAACCTAAGTTCCCAAGTGCCGCATTAGGACTCTGGAGGTCACTGAGGTTATTGGCTTGCAATAAGCCAAGAGCGGCGATTGCGTCTGTTTCACTATTGATCGCTTCGATAGCTTTACCCAAATACACCAGATCCTTTGGATCGGTAGTACTCGCGGCCAAAGCCTGAGCTTTGGAATCTATCGCGGTGATCAGCGTATTAAAGTTGTAAGCTGTCATTCTTTATACTCCGAGGTTTAGTAAGTTTTCGTCTTCTAGGGCTATAATTTGTTCATCACGGGTGGCTAGAAGAGCATCCACTTGGTTTTGGGTGTAAGTATTAGCTACTTGAAAGGTTCCAAACGCCGCTATCGTGATTTCATCCCCTGTGTTTGCAGGGGTTCCGAGGATAACCTCGATGTTGTTGGTTGCAGTATAGTCAGACGGGGTTAAGAGTACGCCGTTCTGAAATACTTGAACAAACCCAATATCATAGGAGCAAGGGAAGGTAGTGTCAGACCCTGTGTATCCAGTTGAGTTAGTTCCTACTATATAATGTTTGTAGTTTATGAGCCCGTTTACCTGAGAGCCCGCGTCCATCCATGCGCCTTGTTGGCTCCAGATTTTTAGCTGGTCTGTGCCTGTGTCAAACCACATATCCCCCGCAACGATATCTACTGTCGGGGCGGTTGCACTTACATGATAAACACCAAAAAATTGCTGTACGTCTTGAGTAGCTGAATTTGCTAAATCTGCGTAGTACTTGGATGAATACAAACTTCCGGATACTGGTGAGCCCATCTGATTAGCCCAGTTCTGAGCTAGAGTTGCAGATCCGGCCGCATTATTTTCAGAGGTCAGTGCGTTGGCCGCACTAGTGGCGGCATTGGTGGCACTTCCTAAAATAGCATCAACGTAGGATTTGCTGGTCGCATCTCCTGCCAATGTTGGGGTGGCAAGATTAAGTATCTTGTTATTGCCGAGGTCTAGAGCCCCTGACAGAGTGCCGCCCGTCTTGTTTAAGAACGTATCTACATAGGTCTTATTAGTGGCGTCTGTACCCACAGTTGGGGCAGGGAGGCCGGTAATAGCATTGGAGTTTGTGTTGATGTCACCCGACATTGTGCCGCCCGCTAGGGGTAGCTTTGTCGCTATCTCGTTAGTAATCGTTGTCGAGAAGTTAGGGTCATCTGCTAGTGCCGCCGCCAATTCGTTAAGCGTATCTAAAGTCCCTGGGGCTGAGTCAACTAAGTCGGCAAGACCAGTATCCACATATAACTTCGTGGCCGCATCAAGAGGATTAACAGGGGCCGATAGATTTGTAACCGTCCCAGAAGTTCCTGCGTTTAGGTTAAGTGAACCTGAGATGTTAACGTCTTGGAAACTACTTGTTCCAATAGATGTAACGTCACCCGTTACAGGGCCCACATGAGTACCTGTTGTAGTACCCGTCACCGCGCCTGTGATATTACCCGTTACGTTACCTACAAAGTTTGTACTTGCAGTAATAACCGTGCCCGTAACGGCAGTAGCCGTAGACGCGCCAATTACGGTGTTATCAATGCTACCACCATCAATATTAACGCCAGTGCCAAGATTAGCAGTACCATTAACATGGATGTTTGTAGAGACAGTCACACTGCTCAGAGCGGCCGTTCCTGTTAAGACATTTATCCCGCCGGACAGGTCTATATTGTCGCCATAGATTGTATCTATGTACCCAATGCCATCAATATAAATATCTTGGTACTGTAGGGCCGCACTACCAATGTCTATGGTATTCGTAATTTTTGGCGTCATCTGTGCCAAATGGGTTGTTGTATTTAGCTCAAACCAGACTGCCTGTGCGGCCAGATTACTTTGGCAGATGTGTACGCGGTTAGTTGTAGTGTTAATCCATATTGAGCCTACAGAGTAACCGTAGGTAGCGTCATCAATGGATGACGGATCAGCTACTGCGTTTGTATTATTTCTTCCACCAACACCGCCATTAATATCTAAGAGATACCCAACAACAGAGGTCGATAAGGGTATTGGCGCTCCATCATTAGTAGTGCCTGTATGGGTGTGCCCAGAGGTTCCGCCAAAAGCGTCTGCAATAGCATTAAATTCAGCGTTAAGAGGCGGTGCAGTAATATTTGCACCGTTAATGATGTCAGCAACGGAAGTTCTAGAGTAACCTATTGTCATTTATAATCTTCCCGCTATTGAGAATTCAAAGACAATGCCTTGAATACTGTATGGTTCAGTTATCCCTAAAGTTACGAAAGTGGCTTGTGCCGCCTGACCAGATCCTTGGACATCTGTGGTGATGATGGGCTTATCCGTGCCGCCATACGCCACATTAACGCCGTTATACGTTATGTTTATGCCTTTATAGACTACTGGGGCCCCCTCAGAAACTTGCACCCAAGAATTGGGTTTTGCAGTCTTAGGGTCATTCCAATCGTAGTTTAGAGCCATGTTCATTTCTAGCGGCCCCTCTGCTCTGATGAAGGTGTTTACTTTCCGCATAACTTTTCTTACTTCAGTCTCCCCGAAGTCAAAAAACGGAGTGGCATAAATGGCTAGTATTTTAGATCCATCAAAGGAGTTATCTCCATTTTCACTCCGGTAAACTTTTCCGTTGTGGTCGCCGTGCAAGACTACCTCAACATTGTTAACGTATTCGCTAACAGCACAACTTGCGCGTACTCCAACCATCTCCCCGAATTCCCATCCGAGCCGCTGATCAGCACTCCGCAAACCACCTATAATTCCAAAGCTTTCTTCCTGATCCACAACATTTGGAGGATCAATGAAGTACCTAATTTGGCTTTTTGAGCGGATAACAACGCCAACCAAAGAGTCTACATCGTAGACATGGGGTAACTCCCTGAGAAGTTGTTGTATCGGCTTAGAAATTGTTTCTAGTTCAATGTCACCAATACGAGATGTGCCCGCAACAGGCCGGAAACCATCTGGTGCTAAAAATATCAAATCTCCGCCTATCTCTAAGACAGAGTCTCGGGCCATACAGCCCACATTATTCGTAACATGCTCAATAGAAAAGTCGCCATTGGCGCTGACTATCGACTTCTTAATGTTGTTCTCACCGAATAAAAATAAGTCATCTCGGAAAGTCTTAAATGCAACGATATCAAACCCAGCAATTTGCTGTCCAGCACCTACACTAGCGCCCTGAGAGGTCACTGCCGCATTCCAATCAAATGGATTATTCGGGCTTGAGTGAGCTAACTTTGACGGGTCTGTAGGATCACCACTTAAAAACAGGTGATTTTTAAATACGTCCACAATAGAGGGCTGGTCTAAACACTGAGATCCCCCTGCATTTAGGGCATCTACCCCTGAGTTGGAGCTAACAATAACATTCCAATATAGGCCGTTATAGACAAGGGCGTTATTCGCACCATCTACAAAACAAATCATGTTACCAGAGCCGAAATTAAAATTAACAGATCTTACTCGGTTAATTGGCGTAATTTGCCCAAAAACAGACATTCTACGCAACTCAACACCGGCTGAGTTAATAGGAACAACCTTCTGCCATCCTCCGCCCGTTTCTTTGTAGAAACAGTACTCATTAACGTCTATCTCAATTACATCTCCGGCGCTTGCTGGGGTGTTAAGAACAAACTCATCTCCCCCCGCCGTATTTAAATTAATAGTAAAATCAAGAAGAACATATTTTCTTGTGCCATTAATGTAGGCCCAAGTATTGTTAGCAACAAGAACGTCCAGAGTTCTGCCGTTGTCATCAAAGCCAATGAACGATGTCTGCCCCGCCACGGCCGTAAATTTAAAAGTCTTTACTTTTCTAGTGGCCCAAAGTTCTTTCCCGCCCGTTAGATCATTCTTAAAGAAGTCCAAAGACAAGATTTTTCCACCGCCATTGAGCGGGTCAACTTCCGGCGCATACGATCTGTATGGTGCGTACCCTTCTATTCTCCGGTATCCCCCAAACAACGAAGGCTCAAAGTTCACAAGCCGTATTGCACTACCTGGACTATTCTCAGATAGGTCGAGGTGGTTCTCATTAGAGTTTAACCCCCCTCCGCAAACGACTTTGTAACTTTCAATTTGATCTGGCATCTAGAAATAAGCCCTAACCACTCGTAGAGTCCGAGTATCCGTAACCGTCTGGTACTGATTGATTAGAATTCCTTGCATGTTTTTAATGCCCTCTTGAAAAAGCTGGAGAGCAATACTGGCCGCCTCATTATTGTTCCTAAATAAGTGCATCTGACTTAGCGCACCCTCAATAATGACATAGTCATAGGGTGTAGGAATTCTGGTAGCGTCAGTATTTAACTGTAAATCTGCGTAGTTTAGGTAATAGCGATATTGTATAACGTAAGGCTTATCCGGAGTAGGAGACACGATATACCCGTTACCGTGGGCGGGAGCTACTAAAGTAGGTAGTCCGAGGCCCGTAGAGTTATCCGCGTCTAAATCATCTGTCCGGTGCTTATCGTAATAAACATCCCGCGATATAAATTTGAGCTTAGATGTTGAATTTCCCAGTAGTGGATTTTTCGCCACTATAAAACTTTCAAAATCTGCTGTTTTAAAGTACTGAGGCCAAGAGTAATCTTCCTGCCCCACATTCAAAGTTTGCGTATGTTCCGCAGAATTAAAAGGCCACTCGTACTCCGCCGCGTTTATTTGCGCGATAGAGTTTCTTATGGCGTCTTTTGCTAGGGCTTGAACCCCTCTACAACCAGTAAATTCAACTACCTTTACCTCAACTTCGTTGAGTCTTCGTAGAAGCTGGTTAGTTAAATTTATAAAAGATGTAGCCATTCAAGAACCCCAAAAATAAGGAAAGGAGCCCCCATTACAGGGGCCCCTAAGTTTGCTACTTAGGCTACGTTGTAAGTGGCAGTCATGATCGCTTCTGGACGAAGGATCTTACGGCCGTACAACTGCATCCCACGCACGATGTCAGCAAAAGATGCTGTATCGCGGTAGCTTTCAGTCTTATTGAGTTGTTGAGCAGTTGCTACGGCAGACTTATGCCCAGCTACTACAGTACCAAAGTTAGTCTCAGAACCAGTTGAAAGTACAGTACCGGCTCCAGTTCCAACGTAAGGAAGGTTATTTGACTTGTAGACTTTAAAGCCTCGGATCAAGCCTTCACCAACGCGGCCGTTGCGAATTTCTTCACCACCACCAAAGTCAGCCGAAACGAACTTGGAATTTTCGTCCATGAGCATTTCGTAGAAAACTGGATCTGCTACAAACCAACGATCCGCTGTATCAACATTAGCTTCGTCCATCTTACGAGCCATTCGGTTAAGAATAGCCAATGGAGAAGTAATGCCGCCAGCACCACCACCAGCCGCAACTGGGATAGAAGTAGCTTCAGCGTCAACACCTAAATCAGATCCACCAAAGTCGAGGATTGACAAAGCGTTTGCCGCTAAAAGCTCATCGTTTCCTGCGCCTGAGTCTGCTTTCGTGCCATTTACGGCGCTACGGCGTACCCAAACATTGGAACCATTAAGCTCCCAACCAGACAAGTAACCAAGTACTTCAGCATCAAAAGTATCGCGTAGCTTGTATGCCGCACGATCCGTTGCCAAATCCATGAAATTTACATGGGAGTGGGCGGTTTCGATGTCATCCATCTTGAACATAAAGTAGTTGGCTTGATCAATTACGAGCGAGAAATCTGCATCACTCAAATCTTGAGCGGCTACTTGAGTTCCCCGAGCGTAAGTTGAAACAGTGATTTCTGGCTCTTTGATAATCTTAACACTGTCTCCAAATGAGCTAATCTCGCCCAAATAATCGGTGTTAGTAATATCTTCGCAGACACTGCTCTTGCGAAATTCCTTTTGAACACGTTTGCTATAAAGTACGGCCGAAAAGTTACCATTTGGTAAGTTATTGTGACCGCTTGCGCTATTAAAAGCCATGAATGGCCTCCTTATTAAGTTAAGTTGTGTGAAAAACCTCAAAGAGGTTGGTACAAAACAGAACGAACCAAGGTGCTAAGGGCTGAATAACTACTGGGTAACTTTTCTCTTTATAAACAAGCACATAGTCGAAACTATGGGCTTCCTTATTGATCCAAGGGCCAATAGGACAGGTAACTTAAACTGTTCTTCTGAATAATTGCAAAGGTAGGCAAAATATGCGGCTTTGCGGCATTTACGAACTGTGTTAGTTCATAACATATTTGGTGTTGTTATAACACGATAGTTATGTCTCTTACAAGTGTTATCTTGCGCCACCAGATAAGTCATACTCGAAAGTTCCTTCTCGAATAGACTTCTGAATAGCAT